TCAACCGGGCAGGCCTATTCAACCACGGTGACGTGCAAGCCGATCGTTCTGATGCTTGGGCTAGACACCCCGAACGGCAGACGCTCGACGCCATGCTCATTGCCGCAATACTCCCAACCCCAGCAGACGAAGAAGATGAGGACGAAATGAAAAGCGTGATTCTTGTAGACCCCCGCAACGGGGCCAACTGGCACTGCTCAGGTAACACCAAAGTATGGTTATCGAAAGTGGAACAAGTCCAACTGCTCACATTCTTCGGTGTCGCCACAATCAACCCTGCCCCGGTCGCATGGATTGACGCCCTCGCAACACTCCCCCGCGGATGATGAACAATGTTCGCCCAAGTTACCACCCAACTTGTTGACACACCCGGTTTCGGTGCCTCCGAGTGGATCGCCATCATTACCGGTGTTTCCATCATCGTCACAGGTGTCACAGCGCTCATCGTCCAAATGGCCAGGATGCGCAAAGAAAACACCGACCAACACAAAGAAGGCCGCGCGCTCGTCACCGATGTGCGTGACCGGCTGCTAGACGTTCACACCGCAATCAACCAAGTAGACCATAAGGTTGATAACGTGGCCGAAAACTTGCAACGCCACGAACACCTAAAGCACCGCCCGGTGAAACGCCGGTTATTTTAACCCCCAAAAGTTAGGCGGGCCTATGCGAACACACCTAATCATCCCAGACACACAAGCCAAATCTGGGGTACCAACCGATCACCTGCGGTGGATTGGTGCTTACATAGTAGAACGCCAACCGGACGTGATCGTACACATCGGTGACCATGCTGACATGCCCAGCCTGTCATCCTACGATGTGGGCAAACGGTCATTTGAGGGACGCCGGTACACTGACGACATTGAAGCGGCAAACGAAGCGTTCGATCTGTTGTGCGCCCCGATGGAAACTTACAACCGTCGCCGTAAACCTGAGAAGCAATACAACCCGGAGCTGCATTTGACGCTCGGGAACCATGAGAACCGCATCAACAGGGTAACAGACGATGACCCTAAACTTCACGGGCTTATCAGCACCGACGATCTGAATTATGGTTCTCACGGTTTTACCGTTCACCCGTTCCTCGTCCCGGTTGATATTGATGGTGTGTGGTACGCCCATTATTGGGCTGCAAATATGACTGGTAGGGCGCTCGGCGGTTCCGCCTTGAGCAGACTTACCAAGATAGGTCACAGCTTCGTAATGGGGCATCAGCAGACGTTGGACTATGCGATGCGGTTCCTGCCCGGTTCCGGTCAACAACAGTTCGGTTTGGTTGCCGGGGCCTGCTATTTACACGACGAGGATTACAAGGGGCCGCAAGGTAACGCCCATTGGCGGGGTGTGGTGGTTTTGCACCAAGTGGAGAACGGTAGTGCCGACGCCATGTTTGTTTCTTTGGACTACCTCTGTAGGCGTTATGAAGGGGTCAGTCTCGCTAAGTTCACAACCCGCCGCAGGAGGCACCGATGAGATCACAGGATTGGGAATCTACTTCCGCTGAGGCGGCACGGTTAGTGTTCGGTGATCGTGGCGCAACATACGATCATCCGGCGGTTGATTACAAACGTACCGCCGACCTGTTTGCCACCATGACAGGTGTTGAACTGTCAGTACCAGAGGCAGTTGCGTTCATGGTGTGCGTTAAACTGTCCCGTATCAGTGCTGCGTTGACTCACGATTTCCCTGCACGTGTGGTACGTGATTCGATCGTGGACGCCGCCGGATACCTGGACTGCATGTTTGGGGTCTGGCCGGAAGACGGTTACGACGACCTCGATGAGTGACGAGCTGTGGGGTTGGTTGCTGGTTGTTGCAGAGTTTGTGGGTATCGCAGCCATGTCACTGCTGGTCGGTAGGCGTAAATTGTGGTGGGGTTGGCTTGTAGTTTTCGTGTGCGTGTCCGTACCATGGTTGGCATACTCTGTTACAACCGCCCGCTGGTCGTTTCTTGTTCTGTCCATCTTTTGGGCCGCCGTACATCTCAGCAACGCACATCAGTGGAGGAGCAACCGTGACATGTATAGTGGGTCTTCAACATGCTTGCGGTGTGACAATCGGCGGTGACGCTGCCGCTGTTGAAGGCGACCGCATCGCTGCTTACAGTACCCCCAAAGTGTTTACGGTAGGCCCGTTCCTTATCGGATTCTGTGACTCGTTCAGGATGGGGCAACTGTTAGCGCACCGGCTCACAGTGCCACCGCAACGGCACGAAACAGATCTCGAATATTTGGCCACCACATTTGTTGACGCTGTACGCAAACTGTTCATCCGTCACGGATTTCATCGCACCAACACCGACAATGAAGAAATCGGTGGCGTCTTTTTGCTCGGATACCGCGGCCAGTTGTACGCCATAGACGAGGACTACCATGTGGGCCGGTACGTGTCCGGCTACGAAGCGCTCGGGGTCGGTGCTGACTTCGCTTTGGGTTCATTGTTTTCCACTATCGGTGCACCGCAAGCCCGCGTCAACCAGGCGTTACACGCTTCCACTTTTCACTCCACCTCTGTTTGTCCACCGTTCACCGTCATCACCCAGAACTCTTAAGGAGATTCACCATGTTTACTGTTCAGTTCATTAAGTCCGCCATCGAGCGTGCAATCAAAACCGTTGCGCAAGCTTTGATAGCGGTGATTGCTGCGTCCTCGTTTGACTGGGTGACCGCAGACCCGAAGGCGATCGCGGCCACCGCCGCGACCGCCGGTGCCCTGTCGTTACTCACGTCGATTGCATCTGAGGGTATCGGCCCGAAGGCTTCACCGTCTTTGGTTTCCGATCAACATCCCGTTGGTCCTCCAGTCTGAGTTTTCTCCAGCCATAACGCCGGCCCCCTGCACCGGCGATTAGGAAGCGCTTCGATGCTTTGACGTCGAACCTCCAACACATGATATGGCTGGTAGTAAGCAAGAAGCCCCCACCTAATATGGTGGGGGCTTCTTCGCGTCTAAATGGCGGTTCCTTCCACACGCCCACCATATAGCCCCTTATCTTCGATTTAAGCGAAGGAAACGGCCAGCAACAACCGTAGTTGTCTAGAACCCCACAGGCCGTCACAGGGCCACACAGGGGGCGATGCTGGCATCATGGTGGTATGCGGGGTTAATGGTGGGTGGTTGACAGTTTCTCGTTACGCTAACCTGTCAAGAACGGGGCGACCTAAAACAAAAGACTTGACACGCCATGTGAAAGGTGTATCGTTCTGGTGTAGCCAAACTACAAGGGGAAAAAATGCGAGCTAACGACACCACCGAAAACTCGGCAGAACAAGCATACCAGGACGCTTGCGACATCGCAGACGCCAAAGAATTAGAAGTTGGCGCAAAGCTTACCGCAGCCGCCGAAGAACCGAAAGCGTGCGAACGCTGCGGGTGCGAACAATGACCACCACCACCGCAGCCGAGTTCTTCGCCGCAGTCGATTATTTGGTAGCACACAGACTGTCCACCATGACCGCGTCCGCCGCCAAACGCGGTAAGAACCCAGACTTCCCGTTTGTTCCCATCATCATAGATACTCGAGACGGTAGAACATACAACCCCGCCAAAGGGCTGGCGTTCGCTTATCGGGAGAACGCCGTCTCTGTTGCTCAAGATACGATTGACGAGTCCGCAATCCGCCACTACAGCATAGCAACCGCCGGTGGACATAGGGCGGCACGCGAACGTGTTGGTCTGCCCCGAGAGTTGACTGACATTGTTGGCCTAACAGTCATCAACGAGTGGGATGGCGGCACACACACATGGCGTGCAGACCGATGATGGGCGTTCCTGCCGGACATGCAATAACGAACGCCAGCGTCTCCGATATCAAGCCAAGAAACGGGCGGCGGCATGACCCCCGGGGTGCTAGAAGCCTCCCAACCATGCGAGGCACTGCCACGATGCTGGTCTGTTTTAGGTGCGGGGCAAAGTTCGGGGACACCACCAATGCCACAGCGGTAGTGGAACTGTGGACCGATCATACATGTAACACAAGGGAGAACAACAATGACCACCAAAGGTAAGATTGCGGCCGGTATCATCCTGGCCATCGCATTCATTGTCGCATCGGTTGTTATCGAGTTTGCGGCACGCTCACGTGTTGTGGGTGAAGTGTCCGTGATGGCCGTCATTTTAGGGCTAATCGCTTTCGGACTATGGCACCTGTTCCGGCTGATAGACAGCCGCATAGAATGAGAGACGACCTGTTCGCTTTCGCCGCCATATGTGTGACGGTTGCCACAATGATGGCGGTGGTCTTAATGATCTCAAAGGGACTTTACTGATATGGCGCACCCCAACAAGATTAAAGGCAACGGCTTCGAACGGCTCGTACGCGACTTCCTTGCCGCCGGTGGCATCCCAGCCGACCGCATCCCCGCCGGCGCCACCATCGACCGTGGTGACATCTGGGTGCCAGGCAACACCATCCAATGCAAAAACGTTCGCCTCCTCGCCCTACCGTCATGGTGGAAAGACACACTCGACCAAACAGCAGCCAACAACCACCGGTTCGGGTGGATCGTTCACAAACGGCACGGAACCACAGACCCAGCCAAACAGTGGGTCACAACCGACCTAACCCAACTACGAGCTGTCCTATCGGAGCTGATCAAATGAGCGAACTTATCTCAACCCAACTACGCACAGCTGCGCTCGAAGAAGACCCAGACCGATCGCTGTTGATGACCGCAGCCGACGTGATCGACGAACTGTTTCACGAACGCAACCAGGCGCTCAGTTTAGTCTCATCGTTAGAAGCAGAAAACCAGTATCTGAAAGCGGCAACACGATCATGAGATGGCAACGACGTTTGCTGAAGGAACAAACAGAGATCATTATGCAGCTGCGCAGGGAAGCGGTCGTGGCACAATCGTCGCTAATATGGTTGTCGCAGGCGCTCACCGATTACCGTGAGGATAAGATCATTTGGCAAAGCATGGCGTTAAACACCGCAGACTTTTTTGAGGCACGACGCAAACACCTGATGGGGGAAGAATGATGAAAACTGAATGGCGTGAACTTGCAGCATGCAAAGGGGACACTGCGATCATGTACCCGCCACGAGGAAACTACGGTGCGTTACGGCAAGCACTCGACATGTGTGCATCGTGTCCTGTGACATCACAATGCTTGGACTTTGCTTTAGAGTTTGATGAAACGGAAGGCATCTGGGGTGGCACCTCAGGGCGCCAACGACGTGACCTTCGAAAAACAAAAACGAGGCAACTCAACGAAGCCATGACACGCGGCCATGGTATTATTGCCACCTACCGTGCCGGCTGTCGCTGCGAGATGTGTAGTCTTGCCGCCGACCGGTTAGGACGCCGCCGACTACTAGGAATCGTTGCAACAGCCCGTTGAGCGCGATGAGTAGACTAGCCGTAAGTATGCTAGAACAAAACAAGACAGGGGAAACAACAATGATTGACACAACAATCAACACACCGCAGGTACGTCGAGACCAGTGGGGCCGTTACAAAGTGTTGCCGCCGGCCGGCAGCAAACCGGAGGGTTACACTCGGGCCACCACTATCGCTAAAACCCTTGATGATGGTTCCGGGTTGATCGGGTGGGGTAAACGGATGGTGGCTCTCGGCCTGTCCGGGCGCCCAGACCTAGTGGCTTTGGTGGGTGCCACCGACGACACCGACAAAAAAGAACTTGACAAGATTTGTGAGCGTGCCGCCGAAGCAGGCGGTGCCACCATCCGCCGTGATTTAGGAACAGCGTTACATGCAATGCTCGAAAACTCGTGGACTATTGATGGGTACACGGCGCCGGCACCGTACACGGCAGACGTTGCCGCCGTACACCAGGCACTCAAAAACGCTGGGTTGACCGTGCTTGAGAACATGACAGAACGCATGATAGTCAACGACCATTACAAAATAGCGGGCACCTTTGATCTGATCCTCACCGACGGCAACACCAACTACATCTCAGACATCAAAACCGGGTCATCGTTGATGGGAGCCCTCGCGTTCTCCATCCAGCTGGCCATCTACGCCGGTGCCGACAACCTTTACACTCAAGGAGCAGCCGCCGACGGATCCGATGACATCCGTGAACCCATGCCACAGCTCGACGATACGCGCGGGGTTATTATTCATGTGCAACCGGCATCCGGTAAATGTGACCTGCACTGGATCGACCTCGACCAGGGGCTTGAGGCTCTTGAGGTGGCGATAGATGTGCGAGGGATACGCAAAGCCAAAGTGCTATCTAGGGTGGAACCGTCAGACCCGCTCGTGTTCGCACAAGTAGACAACATTTTTCCGGGCACCGTCACCGTTCAGTATGTGACAGAGGAGTGGCGAGACTGGGTGCGCCCTCGCATCGCCGCCATCATCGCTGCCGGCGGTGCCGCCGACATGGTCAGGGAATGGCCACCGGACGTGCCCACACTCAAAGAGGAAAAACCGATCACCGAAGGTGAAGGTGACGCCATCGAAGAAAAAGTGTGCTTCGTTGAGAAAATGTTTGGTATCCCGTTTCCGGAACCTGCACCGGGTGTAGATTACGCACCAGAACGGTTACCGGAACCCGTGCAACGTGTGACCATTGATGAGGGTCGTGACATTCCTGACCGTTGGGTTATCGAACTAAACAACAGGGCCAACATGTTGACACCGGTGGGGCGTGAATGGTTGATAGCCATATTGGGTTTGGCAGATGTGGCGAAGCTGCCTATTCGGATGAGCGGCGCCGGCGGTCGGGCAACCGATCGGCGTCTGCTCATCTGTAACTCGATTGTTGAAATGGCCGACCATGCCGACGACCAGTTGGCACGGGCGATCATCACCCAGGCGACCGGCACACACACCGGAGGCCATGACCTTGGTACCCTGTTCGGGCAACTTGATTTCACTGAGTCACAAAATGTGCAACGGGTAGCGGCAGCCGTGAACACTGGTATTCTTACCGCCACATGGCATGACGATCATGTGACATTAGCGGGCAACTTTTCGGTGAACACCGAAACACAAAAAA